AGAAAACTAGAAGCCGGTGGTAGGGTCCAAAAAGGTAGCGACATGGATGTTCACCACGTCGATGGTAACCCGCTAAACAATAGCCCAAAGAATCTCAGGGCAGTGCATAAATCTAAAAATAGGTCTTTTGCGCGTACAAGCACAGGTAGAAAGAAAAGATCTTAGTCTTCTAGTAGCTCTAGATCGTCGTCTAGCATTTTGGCCAGGACAACAGCGCCATCAACTTCATAATCAAAGTCATAGCCCATGTGGTCTTCACCGTCTACGTTAATAACTAGATTGCGGGATATTAGGCGTAACAATGCCGCCTGGTGGTGTAAGGTAAGTCTGCTAAAAAGCCCAATAACTTCTTTTGCTTCTAAGACGGGCTGGTACGACTGAGGCACAGCTTTTGCCTTTTTGCCAAACATTTTAATCATTATTGAACCTTGTTAATCAGTGCTTTGTGCTCTCGTTCAATTAACACCTTTAGCTGATCTATTTTAGATCTGCGTTCTTTATCACAAATGTCTTGCAACATATTGTAGGTGTGAACATCAAGCGCCAGAGACTTCCTGATTTTAGGGTTTATCTCTTCTGTTATATTGTTCATAGTCTTCTTTTTAAAGTGTTCCATGTAGAACATTCTATAGATTAATGTAATAATATGCAAATATGTACGAATTAAAAAACTATATGTTATCCATGCAATCGCACTGGATGATACACCAACCGACATACAACGCGGTGCAAGAAACGCTGCCTATGTTAACCAAGTATCAAGCCAACAAAGGCATTGAACGGCTAGGCGTGACTCCGGCCAAAAAGATGTGCAAGCAAAGGTTTCCTGAGATCTACACATTCCCACTGTTTAGACGCCAGTGGTGCAAGATGATGGTAGAAGAGATAGAACAGATGCGTAAGGAGCTGGCCTTTGAAACCAACCAGGATGAAGACATACTTCGTCAGATCCCTGAGATTGTTTTAAAAGAACAATGCCCAGAGCTGTATCGCAATATGTGGTTTGTGGTGCGCACGATTATTAACCCCATGATTATGTCCATCTGGCAAAGAGATTGCGAAGATCCAGCTACAATACAGATTGCTAACTACAACATCATAGACAAACAACAGGGCAACTGGCACCACGACGAATCAGCTGATATATCGGTNGTGGTTCCGCTGAACACTGGNGGTTACACTGGGGGTGGTACAGAGTTTCACAATCACGGGACCCTCAAGCCAATACCAAATGGCCACGCTCTTATGTTCCCATCATTCACTAACTTACACCGAGGGCTGACTGTTGAAGACGGCGATCGGTACCTCCTGGTGTTTTGGCTCTACGATAAAAGTCGTGTCGTTCATCTTTACGAAGATCTTCCTTAAATAAACTTTAAAATAAGTGCAAATATTTGCACAAATGTGTATACAACGACACGATATTGTGTATAATAACTCTGTAAGTTAATTAAAACGGAGAAAAAAATGAGTTGTTACTTAATGAATGAAGAAGAGATCGGGGCCATTGCGAAAGCAAACTTCAAGGGCGGGATCTACAACAGCAAGGGCAGATTCTACAACGCAGCGACCAAAGAGTTGGTCCAATACGAAAGCGCCGAAGAGGCTGCTAACGCTTTGGCCTTGCAGAACATTGCTAGTTGCGAAGCAAGATACCCTGGCAAGATTGCTGGCGGTTTCTTGAAGAATGTTGAAGAACAGCAAGCCTACTTGGCTGGTTGTGCCTTTGCCGCCAGTAAAGCAAAAAACGCTTACATGAAGCCAATGAAGCTTTACGGTTTGGTCAAGACTTATGAGTACCAGGCTTGTGAGACTGAGAACTGGTATGAAACTAATGCTTACTGGTTCTGTAACGCGGTTGCCAACCAGGCAGCCGGTGCGGAGCAGAGAGTACAAGAAGAAAAGGAGGTGGCGTAATGATTGAGCAATACGAAAACGAAATTGCCAAGTTAAAATATCAACTTAACTTGTTGGAGGGTTGCAAGAAAACACCAGGTATTGGTGGTGCAAAGATTCTAATAAAGCAAAAGATTGCTAAGTTTGAAGAGATCTGCAACGAAATGTATTTGATACTTGAGGAGGTAGCATGACAACTGGGCAAATGATCTATGGTTATTGGGGTGCCGGCATGGAGCCTACTGTGGCAAGAGTGACCGGTTATACAGAAACTAAGGCTGGCGACACTTACTTCGCCGCCAGAGAAATAGAAACCAACAAGGTCTACTACCTTTACGGTAGCGAGATCATGCCTGGTCCGGTGCCGAGCTACGGCCCAGCTGAGTTAGGTTGGTATCACGAGGAGGTGGCGTAATGGAAAAAATGATAGTAACGGCAGCGGTTATAATGTTTGTTGGGATCATTGGCCTGGTTGGCGCGATGGATTACGAGGATGAAGTGCTACAGGAAAAGCATTACATTGAGATGGTCTGCGCTGGTCACTGGCCCGACTACAAAGATATATCACCAGAGTGTGAATAAAACAAAGGGAGCTTAGCTCCCTTTTTCTTTAGACTTTCTTTCTGCATAATCATACAGGTTCTCACCGAACATCTTCTCAAACCAAACATCCCACTTCATATTGCCTTTTGGTGTCAGCTCTCTGCGTCTGGTCCAAGCGTGCCTGGCTGCATAGTATTTCTTTTGCTCAGCCAGATCTTGTTCTTCTTCTTCAGTATAGGTCACCTAAATCAAACTCCGTTACGCCTTCTTGGTTGTACGGTGGATATAATCCTTTTTCTTTACAGGCCATTCCCAGGGCCATGGCTTGCTCATTCTTTGCATCCGCATAAGCTATAGCTTCGTCAGATAGCGTATAAACCGCGAAAGGGTATGGTTGTGGTTTCTCTTGGGCCAGGAAGTAAAACTTCTCTGTGGGCAATCCTACTGCCCTACAGCCGGCTAAATAGAATGCTGCTTGCTGGTGATACTTGTAAGAGTTGATTGCACTTTTAAATCCACGCGGTGAAGCATCTCTACACGTTTTAAGATCCCAGATGTCTGTGCCAGTGTGCCAATCAAGTTTGCCCTTGCATGGCTGATTGTTCCACATGAAACATATAGTCAGCTCTACTCGGTGCGTTTTTTTCGGTATGTACTCTGAAACAATCTCACGCCTGGCCATGCAGACATCGTATAGATCTTGCTTAATAGGCTGTCTATCACCAACGGTAGCCAGGAAGTCTTCGTATTCTTCCTTTCCTACCTTGGTTCTGCGGTCTATGTTGGGCTGTATTACAAACTCTTTATCAAAGTTATGATGTTCCAGGAACACCGTGTGCTGCACTCGGCCTTCTAAAAGGGCCGGAGATTCGCTATCAAACTTTCTGTACTTCCATGAAAACGGGCACTTACTAATTGCAGTCAAGTCGTGACTACGCCAGGCCGGTATGCTGTCATACGTCGGGTAGTCCAGGTCTTCATATATTCCTTCTTTAAACTCCATCGTTATCTCTCCTGGGATCATCTCCCATACTAAATCTTAAATACCAAATGGCCTTGAGCTTATCTTCTTCTGAGGTTTTATTTTTTTTGTTCATGCGCCAGACATATTTAAATGCTGCTATCTCGGCGTACTTTTGTGTGTGCTCAAGACCAAAGACTGCCACCATAGCGTCAATACACTCAATCACCCCTTCCAGGTAATGCGGTGGCTGGTTTACAAAATCAGTCTTCGGCCTCATAGTTTTTCCTAGAATGGTATGTCTTCGTCGCCAATCTCTTCTTTAGCTAGATCAGCTAACCCACCGGAGTCAGCGTTTTTTTTCGCTGGTGCTTTGGCTTGTGCAGCCTTAACCTCAAACGAATCATCTATCATTTCTTTCATCCAGGGTGGCATATCCTCAACAATGTCACACATATCTTTAGATTCTGCGCTGCTTTGTCCGGTCCATTCCTGGCAATAAACATCGATGTCAAACTGTACAATGTCATTTTTGGTAGCAACCTTTTTCATGCCGCCATCTGGCTTATATACACCCTCGACTTTTACCTTGTCTGAGTCTTTGCCTTGCTTAACCATTTCTAGCTCAGCAGTCACGCCCAATACTTTCGGTAATTCAAAGCCAGCCAGGTCAGCTTCACTGAATGGTTTGCCACGCCATGATTTCAGATCCTTAAATAGCGCAGCGTTCTCATTTAATGAGGCTGTGTATTTTTTAGATGCAGAAAACAATCTGCCGTCGTCCATTGTGATTGGCTCCCAATGTTCTTCACCGTCATCGACTTCTTGTTTGGCTGTAACCTCCCAATAGATGTACACGATATGACGCTTTCTTAGCGGGCCTTCTTGATAAGACTCCTCTCTAGTACCAGCATCGATTAGTTTGTAGCAAGTTGCCTGGTACCT